AGCGGCTCGTCTTCTTCCTCGTCGTCGTCCTGCTCGTCGTCACCCTTGACTTTCGGCTTGGGGTCTTCGACAGGCTCGTCGTCGAATAGCTGGAACGGCAGGCCGGCATCGTCATCGATCTCGACTTCGGGATCGAGATTGAGAACGTCATCGGGCAGGTCTACGAAATCGTCGTCGTCGAGTACTTTCTCTTTAGCCATGAAAAAACCCGCATAAAGCGGGCTCCTTGCTGTTAGATTGTTGCGTGTGCGGCTAGCAGCCGTTGGACCACATACCGAATTCATGGCGCTGCTTGTGATGAGCAGCCCAAGCATCTTGCTGCATGATCTCGTTCGGAACGAGAACTATCGTACAGCCAAGTGCGTTCGCGATCCGATGCGCTTCAACGGCGTCAGCGCGAGCGCAAAAGACCATCAGTTCAGTTGTGTCTACGCCCATCCGAGATGCAACGTCTTCCACAGCCGACTGGCTTATATCTGCGTCAACCGTAAGCATGCGAAGCGCGCTTGGGCTTACATATTCGTTCATGTTGCCTCACACATAGAAAACGTACTGCCCAGCCGTCTCTGCATCGACGAACGACGTGATCCAGTCGTCATTGATGACGAGAATGTTCGCGCCCTTGAACTTGTAGCGGTGCGGCGAACGGGAGGCGTAGATGATCAGATCGCCGACCTTCGGCGTGTCTTCCTCGGTGAGACCGAGTTCTTTCCAGCGCGGGTGCTTGAAAGCGCATGGACCCATCGCCACAATGCGGCCGATGCAGTTCAACCAGTTCTGGGCATCGACGCTTTCATCGGGAAGGTAGATCACGGCGCCGCCGCTGGTCTTGATTTCCTTCTTCGGTTTCACCGGCATGACCAGGATCTTGTAGCCGAACGGCTTGCCTATCCCTTCGGGGATTGCATCGGTGAGATCGTTCAGTCCAAAGTCGTCTTGCGGCAGTGTAAGAGCGAGATTACTCATTGGCGCTCTTCTCCTCGTCGATGATCTTGATCATCATTTCAGCTTGCAGTGAGAACAGTTCCCACAAAGAGCACGTGCTGGGCGGCGCGTAGTAGGCCGCCGGGTAACAGACATCGATGCCAAGATATTGCGGTACGTTCCGGCTGACTTCGGCATTCGGGTCCAGACCAAGATTTGAGCAAAGCCGCATGGCAAGGCTCATGATGCGATCGCTCTTTGCCTTCTCTGCCATAAGTTCGGCGTAACGCGGGTGGCCTTCGGCAATCACCTCGCCGGTACCGAAATCGGTAAATGTACCCTCTACTCTCAGTGCGGCCATCCCGAAACCTTCGAGCACAGCCGCTTCGTCCAATAGGTTACTCATTCGTCCTCATCATCATAACGTTTACGGAATGCTTCCTTGATTCCTTCCTCGGCGGCTTCGAGAGCGTGAAGCTTGCCGGTCAGGTAGCGGTAATGGGCGAAGTCGGAGCACTTGCCTTCGAGGATCACATCGCGGTGGCGGTCCATTTCGTGTTCAAGGACGGCGTAGCAGAGGTTGGCGATGTCGATGTCTGCCATCAGTTCGCTTCACCTTCTACGGCAGGATAAATCTCCAGCACGCAACGCTGTGCAACGCTAATCAACCCTAAGTGCATCCTATCACGACACGATCCGCAGACCTTTATTTCGATGCCGTCTGCACCAGACCCAATAGAGTGCGTGCCTATATTTTGGCATTCGCCGCTCCAGCATTTGCCGTCAGGCTTGTGATAACCCATCAGCCACTTACCTCGCCTTCTACAGCAAGCGGCTGGATTTCAACGGTGGCGTCACGAACCTGCATGCTGTCAAGCATGGCTTGACCTAACGTCTTCCCTTTGTTCTCGCCCTCGGCGATCTCAGCATCCAGAATGCTGCCGTGCTCTTCGTCTGATCGGTTGCTACAACCCATGTTCTCTTTCCAGATTTCTGACCGGTGGCTCGCGCCCATCTTTTTCTTCCCATATGGTTTTCCACAACTCGGCAAACGTCAGCGCCATGTCCTTGGCCGTCCCGGCGAATTCATCCGGCGGCACCGTCCTTGCGCCGCGCTTGTAGAGGAACGCTCGGGCCTGGCGGACCTCGGCGCTAGTTGGGCGCGACCCCGTCTGTCGGAAGGTTGGCAAGCATTTGCTCCAGCGCGGCCATGTCGTCGGCTTCCTGCTTCGATCTTATGTCATTGATCGCGGCCATGATGTCCTTCTTCCCGGCAATCATAGCATTGGCTTCGTCATGCGCCAATTTCTGCTTGTGATCTTCTTCCTTGTGCTGCAGGTTCTGCACATGTTTTTCTTGATCAGCCTGCAGTTTGAACTGTGAGTCCGCCACCTTGATCGGGTCCGGTCCCGGCGGCTGCTCTGGTTCCGGCTGCATATTCGGCAATCCAGGCATCTGCATGAACTGCGCCGAGGCTTGCGCGGCGAGCCGGCCGATATGATCGCCCATCGCTGGCGGGATCATGATGCCGGTCTCGGAGCCGGGCGCCTTGAAGTCGATCGACTGCGCCGGCACGCCAAGCGTCTGCATGTGGCGCGCATAGAGCGCGGCCATGTGCTCGGCCATATGCGCCTTCATCACCGGCAGCAGCATTTCCTGAGCTTCGAGGTTGCCGCCAAAGCCTGGATGCATCATGAACGCCAGATGCACCTGGATATGCGCCATGTGATCCTGCTCGGGGAACACCTTGACCGGCTTGCCGACGAGGAACGCCTGGTTCTCGGAGACCGGATCAAGCGGCTGCATGGCCTCGTTGTTCAGCAGCATCTCGTCGACGCCGGGCATGCGCAGCGCTTCGAGCAGAGCCTTGACCGTCGTGCGGCGGTCCATGATGCCGGGGTTCTCGACGGCGAGCTGATAGGCGGCTTGCGCCAGCGCCACGCGCTGTGTCTGCGAGAAGATGTTCGGGTCGGAGACCGGCACGACGCTGACGCCGGGGGCGAAATCTTCCTTGAAGACCTCGCGCTCGTCGCCGTCTATATCGTAAGGGTAGCCTTCATCGGGGATGAACTCGCGGGCGAGATCGTACCGGATCTTGTGCTCATGCGCTGCCGAGTGATGCAGGCCGCGGTGAATGGCGGAGAAGACCTTCGATCCCTGCTCGATCAGAGCAACCGTCGTACCAACTGGAGAGTTGGTCGGCGCATCGCCGGTGAGCGCCTCGGTCGTGGATGAGAACCGTTGCCCGGCCTCAACGAGGAACCCGAGCATCTGGAACAGCACATTGCTCGGCTCCTTGAACGGCGGCGTGAAGAACGCCTTCGACATATCATCTGCCGAGACATCGACCGGCTTCCAGACACCGGGCTCGATCACAACCCGGCCTTCGCCGAGCTTCTTGCCTTCCTTGGTCTTGAAGCCGCCTTGCAGAGAGGCCGTTGCGGCGCCGTCAAGAATGACGCGCAGCGCGCCGGTCGCCGCCTCGCTCAATCCGCCGATCAGATGGAACAGACCAAAATCATAAATGCCGAAGCCGGGAATATACCCGTATTTCGTGAAATAAACCACCCGCTCCTTGAGCCGGTCGGTCTCTTTCCAGTTCCTGTAGACAGAGAGGATCTTGCGGCTGGCCTTGTCGATCGTGATCAGGTAAGGCAGAGCGACGCCGGTTTCGCGTCCGCTCTCGTTGACATCAGCAAATCCGGGCAGATCATATTCGATGGCGCATTCGTAGATCTCGTGGCGCGCATCGTCAACGTCATCCTGGATGAGATCGATGTCGGTGGCGTTTGCCTTCAGCTCCCTGACTTCATCGTCAAGATCGCCCGGCATCGGTGACGCCAGTTCGCAATCAATCCAGAACCCGGCTGACATCAGTTTCCTGACCTCGTTGCGGGTCTTCATCATCCGGTGCGTGAAGCGCGAGCTTTCCTCAAGCGTCGATGCGCCGTAAGGGATGATCAGGTCTTCGGCGCCGACGAGCCGGCCGCATGTACGGTCGAGCGTGTAGTCACGCCACGTCTTGATGAAGGCACAGCCCTGGTAAGGCACTGACATCAGCAGACGGGACTTCTCGGCGTAGTAGGGCTTGTCCTCGACGAGGCACTGGTAGTTGAGGTAATCTTCGATGCGCTGAGCGCGCGCCATCTTCTCCGGCGTCTTCTCGCCGATGACGGCAGCCTTGATCGGACCATCTGACGGTAGGATCTCAGGCAAAGCACGCGCCCAGAACTGCACCATCGCCTCTGTGATCAGCGGATGCACTGCTGTCGATGCGCCGGGGAACGGGCCATCATCCATATCGGATTCGTGCAGGCCCATCAGTTCGAGGCCGCGGCGGAACCGGTCAATCCACGGCTTGCGCGCTTCGATGTCGTATTCTATCTTGCGAAGGATGTCGTCAGCAATCCGCGCAAGCTCGTTGTCCCCCATATACATGGCGAGGTTTTCGCCGAACTTTGGGTCAACCCTGGCGAACGGATCATCCTCGACGGCCACAGCTTCGCCGTCTATGATCTCGTAGAGATCGGGGAACTTTTCGCCGGTGATGTCTATGGTGAAGTCTTCAGCCATGTGGTTTTGCTCCGGGGATTGAGCCCAGAGTGATGAGGTTCTGCATGATGTGGGAGTGTGTTCCTAGTCTTGCGCGCTCATGGCGCGGCGCGCTGAAACCAGCTTGGCGATCTCTGGAACGAGCGGGATCAGATCACTGATTTCAATCGGCATCCGGCGACCTTGCTCATCGGTGGCTTTGAGCAGCTCAACCATGAGAGCTTCGATTTCCCTCGATTGGTCGCCCATTTCAAGAATGGCTTTTGTGGCTTCGTTCATCACTTACCCCTATGCGCTTTCAGCCTGCATGCTGATGAACAGTGGCTTGCCCATTGGCAATGTCTACAAGATTACCCTTTTGCAAAGGTTCGGTCGCCGTTGCCACTGGATGACAAGGGGCAACCGCTCTATACACAAGCCCGTCTGCCTCGGATTGGCTGATCGCCTGCCCAGCTTCGATGTCTTCACCGGCTGTGAAGTGTAGACTGTTCATCACTTACCCTCGGCGCGGCGGCGATAGTAGGTCGCCCGCGAAATTCCTTCAGCTATCCAAGGCTGAGACTCGCCAGTCTCAAAATCAGTCTCAGTCTCATCGCCGTGAGACTCAGTCTCAATCATAACCGGCTTGTGAGACTGGTGCAAATGAGGATACCGCTTCGCGTTGATCAGATCGATCGCCTGACAGTAGCCAGCCCGCAGATGAACCTGCTTGCAGTCCGGGCATGGCTGATCTTCCTTCAGCTTCGCGTCGCAGTTCAGCGGACGCGCCTTGATCCAGCTTACGCGATGGTCAGCTATGTTCGTCACGGCCTTCAATTGATAGCCTCGCTTATAATATCCTGCCTGCGCCCCGTAGCGCGGCCATACAGCCTGCGTGAGCGGCTTTCTTCAAAGGCGTGCTGTTCGATCTCGACGCGCTCTTCGTCGCTGTCAGGCTCGTCAAGCGGGACCATGAGATGAAAATGCCGTCTCAGATAGATCAGCATCATCGTAATGGTGTCGGTGTAATCGTCATACTGGCCGAACGGGAACTGCGCGGCTTCAGCGATGACATCCTCGGCCCAGCCTCGATCAGGATACCAGACGCAGCCTTGCCCTAGCGGGATAGAAGCGGAATGTGCACGCGGCACCTTGCTCTTTGCGCCTTGCGGTCCGGGAGGCAGCCAGGCTTTGACCGGGATGCCGGCACGGCGCATTTCCTGTATGAGCTGATGGCCGGACGCTCGTTTCTCGACGAGAACGTAATCCGGTTCGAACTTCTCGTAAAGCTGCTTGGCAGGACCGGGGGCAATGCGCCCTTGCGCGTCACGGTCATAGAGCAGGCTTGCCGCTTCAACGCGGCCTTTCCACGCCCCAAGCAGGATGATATGGGCATGTTCATATTCCCGGCCGTCAAGCCCGACTGCGACCGCGTTGAACAGACCCCATGTCGTGCAGGCCGAATAGTCGTTCTGCTCTTCATCCTCGATGGCCGTATCCCAGCATTGGAAGATGAGCGAGCATTTCGGCAGTTCCGGCTTGCTCCACAGGCGCCAGCGGGAGCGCTTCAGGATAACGCCGTCGTCTTCCGCAGGCTTTTGCAGATACTGCGCCGCGAACGAGCGCTCGGTGAGCGTCGCTCGGCTCCGCTCCAGCTCCTTCATTGGAAACCGGCGCGGGGCAAAGCTCTCTCCGGCCTGAAGCTCTATGCGCTGGCGTGAGACCAGAATATCGGTTCCTGAGATCTCGTTGACCTGATCGGCGGTCGGCTGATCCAGATAGGCCGGCACCGAGATGATGCGCCACTTGTCAGCTTTGGGGTTGTTGCGCATTTCCTCTAGCAGGCGTCCGGGCACGTCATCGAATGCCCAGCGCGTACCGACCAGGATGATCGCATTGCGCTCCAACTGGCGCCGGGTGTAGAAGCCGTTCCGATACCAGAATTCGGCCTTGTCCTTCATGCGCTGAGACTCGGCATGCTGTTCCGAGATCAGGTCATCGCCGATGCCGAGGTTGAAGCCAAGGCCGGCAATGCTCTTGCCCGTACCGGCAGCGACGTATTCGCCGGGCTCCAGGCCCTCCCGCTGGATCAGTTTCCAGTGGCGTTCACCGCCCTTGTCCGGTATGCTTTCAGGGAAAATATCCTGATAAGCCTTGGATTTCATCAGCTCCTGAACGAGGGAGCCGAAGCGGCCGGCCAGATCCATCGAGTGCGAGCAGGTCATTACCTTGTCGGATGGGAAATGACCGAGATACCAGGCCGGAAACAGAACGTTTACAAGCGTGCTCTTGCCGGAGCGCGGCGAGAGGAAGATCATCAGCCGATCATTGCGGCCGAAGACGATGTCCTCCAGCGCTCTTGCAATCAGGACATGGACTTCCTCGATCACGAAGAACGGCGCCACGGCTCGCACGAAGTCGAGGAACGAATGACGGGCCAGTGCGGCGGTTAGCCTATCGAGTGGCTCCTGAGAAAACCTTGCCGCCGCTGCGCGTCTTTCACGCCAGCTACGCCTTGCCGTTGCCATTCGGGCGCTTTATGCCATTGGCGGAACCGTTGCCACCGCTCAAGGCTATCAGTTCGCCCATGTCTACCGGGTTGCCCGATCTGCGTTGCGCTTCCAGGAGCGCCGCGATCAAAGCTGCCGCGTTGTTGTTGTAGGATTTGAGAAGCGCGTTATTAATAGCTGTTTCGGCATCAGTGTCTCGCGGCTTTGGATCGCCGTAATCATCGCGGAACCGGGCGCCGATCTGCATCTTCCAGAGGCTTGCGTTGAAGTCCCTGTTCTCAAGATTGTCCTGGCCTTTTTCTTCCCACCAATGGCGCTCATAGTCCTTGGCGCGCTCAAGGGCAGCCCGAAAATCTTCATGTTGTTCAGCCCAGCGGAACATGGTTGCTCGCGGGACATCGATGAGAACAGCGATCTGCGTTTCGCTTTTACCCGCCTTGCCGAATTCAATAACCTTTGCGCAAATCTCCGCCTTATACTCGGGCTCATCCATAAGCGATGGGCGTCCAACGGCTTGTGATCCATCAGGCTTTTTCGGCATCGCCATCAAACATCAGGTTTGCATTGCCGAACAGTCGCACGAGATCTCGCGCCATGGATTCGGCTAGCGTTTCAGTTTCGAAACGGATGGCTATCTTGTCTTTTGCATCGTCCGCCAGTTCCGTGACAAGCTCAACGATGTAAGGAGAACCGTTCATGCCGGTTTCCTTGTAGAGGTTGAGAGTGAGGTTCTTTGGCTTGGTGCGGAAGGTGACGGCTTTGGGTTTCAATTCCTCATCCTTGAGATAAGCGCGAGAATTCGTGAAACGGGATATGCTGGGTCTTCTCGGCACCGACCTTGTAACATCCAACGCCGTACATCATCATGTCGGAAACCGCGTTGTTTATCTCGGGCAAGTCGCGACCGGCACGTTCATTCATTACAACGCCGAGCCGCCGAGCGCCAAAGGCAAGCTTCGGATTGATGTCTTCGTCTTCCCAGCGGAGCGTGATGTGATCCAGTGCGACGATGACCGTGCTGTTCGGCTTTGGCGCTTCAGTCGGCAAAAACGTGACGAACGACTCACTCATCTGTTAAGCTCCTTGAGCTTGGCGCGGGCGGGTCAGGCAAAGGCATCCAGTGGGTTGGGGTAGGCTCAACGCGAAGGCGGAAACCGTGCCCAGTGTCCCATCCTTCGTCCAAGACAGACTCGCCAAGTGAGGTTGCGTACCATCCTGGTGTATCCGTATGCCCAGATACGCCGGGACCACGGACTTCATCATCCCATTGAGCTAGTGTCATGCCATTTCGACTTGAGACCAGAATGATGGTTCCGTCCTTCGGCGCTGTTTCAATTGTCTGCCAGTCGCTCATCTACTGCTCCTTGCCCGGTGTATGGAGAGGATCAAGCGGACATACACGGCGGCGATGCCGGGGATCTCGGCCTTGTCATTTGCCCAGCGGTTCACCGATGTTACATCCATCGATATTTCCTTGGCAAACTGATGCTGAGATATTCCAAGCTCATCAAGCGCGGCGCGAAATTCCGTGTGATCCATTATTATCCCCTTTATATCGGGATAATAGGCGATTTGCGGCTATCCAGTCAATAAAAATATAGGCGATGCGCATTTTGTCTATTGACAGAACTAGGCGATACGCCTATATTAAGTCTATCAGCAAGGGGAACGGACATGGAAAAGATCAACGCACGCTACGGATTGGAATCAAACGGCGAAACCAGCTTCCGCATCATCGACTGCTACAAGCAGGAAGTTACAGGAGATTTCTGGTCATCTAACGGTACTTGGGTGTTCCAGCTCAACGATGGCCGGAGCCGCATGGGCGGATACACGAAAGTTCTCAAGAGCATGAAACTCATGCTACGCGCCAACTAAGGGGCTTCGGCCCCTCCCTTCTCGGGACGGCCTTTACTGGTCGTTCCCTTGAAGGCTTTCGCGCTAATCAGGAAATACAGGACCGCGCATTTCAATTCCCTCGTGGAGCAAAATGCGCTTTCCGCACATTGGTGAAATCGCGCTCAAGCTGCTCGTCATAGAAATGGTTGAAATCTTCCATCTCATGCCAATCGGCCAGAGCCTGATCATCCCATGCATCCAGACCGCGTCTGGCTTGCTGCATTTCGTTTTCAGCCTCGCGGGCCTTGACCTTGTCCCGCAGGCCATACGCATCGCAGCAGCCACATCTGAACGCATAAGATTTCTTCCCCCTCATGTCGGGGACGGGGCTGACATGGGTTGATTTCATGTGTGCCTCCTATTTAGTAAACTTCCCCGCTCTTTCCTCAGCCAAGGCGGCGGGAATCCTTGTACAGGTCAGTTATCCAATATTTTCGGAGAACTGAAGCTGAATTCTTCCACAGTTGCGCCCGGACGCCTTGAAACCATGTGGAGTCCTAAATATCAGCCTACTACCCGGATAGGCTACTCCACACGGGCAACTGTGAAAAACTTGGATCTGGATAGTGTGCTGCTACGCCAAAGGGAATCCGTGCGCCTCAGATTACGGGTGTTACCGCTGCCACTATTGCAGGGCCAGCGCTGACCCATACAATTTTCTGCCCACTCTTTAAAGGATGGCTGCTTCTAAGCCAACCTCCTATCCAGAAACTCTCTTGCCTGCCTACAGGCTTGCGGATGAATGGCGAGTGGCGGACTATCGTCCCTTATTGCCTTGCAAGCTCAAAGATCCAAAGGGACCGGATTGTCCGTGGATCTTGCCGGGGGCCTTGCGAGCCGTACCGGACCACTCTCTGGGTAATTCAAATCATCAAAGGATTCTAACCTAATTACGCATATGCGCAAGAGTTTAGCGGCATCAATCCACTGGTCGTGCTAAAATGCTAAAATCATCTTTGCATCGGAGGGATCGTGACCAAACTGCGCGGGAAATTACGCGAAATCGGCATGACGTATCGTCAGTATCTGCAATCCGATCACTGGATGGCTTTCAGGAAAAAGTACTACCAGAAATATGGATACAAGTGCAGGATTTGCGGTTCCACCGAGAAGGTGAACCTACACCACAAAACTTACAACCGCCTCGGCAAAGAATGGCTCATGGATGTGATATCGCTATGCGAAGTTCACCATCACGAGTTTCATGCTTTCTGCGGCAATTCGTATGTCTGGCAGAACACCAAGAACTTTATCAAAACAAAGAAGGTAGAGTGCTCAGACGCAAGCCAGAAGCAGATCGACAAAGCTCACCGTAGGCTTGAAAGGCGGCTGGAGTCTCAGCAGGCGTTCCGCGAGAAACGCAAGATGAAAAGTGAGGCGAAGCGGCAGCGTCGATTAGCGCGGCGCATGGCCGAAGCGACCACTTAAACAAGAATCAGCCTTAGTGATTCGATTGGAATCCGTCAATAGGAAATCGTCGACTGAGAATGCAGGAAATCGCCATCGGCGCAAGCCAAAGTCGTTATGTGTCAACAAATTGTCAGGGTAAAGACTGTATTTGCGGTTGGCGTTTAGACGCAATTCTCCCGTCTAAAGACAATGGTTTTCAGAAAAATGCCCCGCTGTCAATCAAAAAAATGCGGAATTCTGTAAATTTCTGCGAGGCTTGTTAATAACCGCTGTATCGCCGATACTCCAGCCGCGATTTTTTGACGGTCATCGTTGTATCCGGACAGAAAATTGCCGATGTATTTCAAGTCGTGAGCGTGAACATCTTTCAAGCCTTCGGTGCGAAGCATATCACGGAACAATTGTTCGATCAAACCTCGTTCGTGATCCCTCAGCCGTTCCCATACCTCTTCAACTTTCGCAGCTTCCGCAGACCAGTACGTCGAATGGCCAGGATACTCCCGCTCCGCTTCACGTGAGACAAAATTGCCCTCAGATGCCCCGGAATAGCCCACATGAAGGGCATTGGTGTTGCCGATGGCATGGCGCATATCCCGATACCACCACTGCCAGGCCGTCGCTTGCTGGCGCGAAAGATGACCCTTGCGCCAAAGAGCATTCAGGATGCTGCCTTCGTTTGGCTCAAGCCATTCATCTCGACAACTTCGGTGCATCGTGAGATAGTGATTTAGCGAATTGTAGCTGTCACGAACGTTTGCTTCAACGTCGACTTCGACAAGGTCTTTGACTTCCCGAGCTACAACGACACTGCGAGCGGACATCTTCTTGCGTGGCTTGGCGGACGTTCGGTTGCTCATTCAGATTTCCCCGCTAATGGACCGCTCACAAATCGCGCCGTCGGATCGTGAAG